GTATTGCAAAGCCAAAGCAAACCAGAAAATTGTATTAGTGAATCGCAAATGCAGAGGCTTCTATACTTTTGATTTTGTTGCGGTGTGGTACAATCGTGAAATGAACAACAGTAAACCTGGTTTGTATGCAAACATTAACGCCCGCCGCAAGGCTGGCACTAGCCGTCCTAAATCTAAAAGCACCATCAGCCCCAAGGTGTGGCGCATGATGAAAGCCAAGAAGGGTGGGTTTGAACCACGATAGAGAGCAACTGAAGGTGGCACATAAGTTTATTGCCCTGCTTCAGAGAGAGAACGCCCAGCTACACGGCGTTTTACGCTTGTTAGGTCAATTGGTTGATGATATGAATGCCAACTGCTCCTATGAAGTCTTCGAAGTACAGTGGAATAGCCTTACCGAGCAGGTCAAGAGGCTGTCAGGCTTCTTTGAGAGCCATCAGAAGGCACTACAATCGCTCCACGATGCTTGCCCTGAGGTTTGGGATACCGATGAGGTAGATGATGAATCCTAGAGAACTGCCTTGCAACAGCCCTAGGCGTACACCTGGAGGACCAAAGAAGTTTGTGGTGCGTGCTTGCCAAGGTGGTGAAAGTAAAACCATCCGCTATGGCGACCCCAAGATGACGATCAAGAAGAGCAATCCAGACCGCCGTAGGAGCTTTAGAGCTAGGCATGGGTGTGACAGCAAACCACCAAGCAAGCTAACCCCACGTTTCTGGAGCTGCCGAAATTGGTAGTTACATGAAAAGCAAAAAGGCTTTAAAATCGATTCCTTGCCCCCCAGAAGCCTCGCTACGGGGTCGGGATAGGCAAAATGGTAAAAGATGCGGAACTAAAACAAAGGCCCAAGAATCGAGTTTAAACGCCAAGTTCAAGGTTGAACCGCTAGACAACAAAGCCTGCTGTTGCCGTATCGGACGCTAGACTGCCGTTTGTAGCACCCTTATAGCACCCTTATAGGGCTATTCTACACACCCCTTATAGGGCTAACGCTCCCGCAAAAGGCTACACTACCGTTTGGTAGCTGGCCTACCGTTTTCGGTCCGCCACTTATCCCAACGCTCCCGTTGAGCCTTACTAACCTTGGCATAATGCTCCCGCGATAACTTGCGAGCCTTGCAAGATCCCTTGACGCTCCCGCCTTTCTTGCCTAGGCGCGAAAGGTACGCTTTAATAATCTCATCTTCTGTCATATTTTGTATTGTCCTTATAGGCTGCGCTGCCGTTTGTTGTAAAGGCTTATTGACTGCGCTGCCGTTTGTTAACAAGCGCAAAAAGCATGAGCCGCCAAGGGTGGAACTTGGCAAGCTCTTTAGGTTAGGCGTTTTCTAGTTCCTCTTCTTCTGCTTCCACCTCCTCCACTATGCTTTCAGCCTCTCTATAGTCATAATGATTGCCGTTAATCTCTTCAGTGATACTATCGTTCACCAACCCATCCGCATAATCACACACACCGCAGCGGAACGCCACGGGGTCAAGTTCCTCGACAATGCGAGAAGCGCAGAATGAAAGCCCCGCCACTTTCACCTCTGGCTCGCACTCATCTAACATATCCCGATAGAGTTGCTCTAAATCCACTGGCTCAAGTTCCGCCACGATTCTTTTTTCTGCTTTTTCTTTTATGGTCATATTGTCTTTTCTTTCTTTCTTTCATTCGCGCAATCACTAGGACTGCGCTGCCGTTTGTTAGGTTGACCCTATCGGGTCTTACCTTTGCTTCCCTCGTGCTAGGAGGGAAGACAAGGGAAGACTTATTTTGCTTTATTCAAAATATCATCCGCCCAATCAATAACATCTCCCGCAGGAATATCATTCAAGTCCTCATCACCATGCTGAATGAATGCCCTTCTTACGGAACGCACGAACAGAAGTGCCTCTCTTAATTGTTCTTCTTTTGTCATATGTCTCCTTTCTTATTTTGTTTTATTCTTAGGCCACACTAGCCATACAAAGGCGAGCAGCAGCCCGCCGTGGAACAGCCCTAGCGCGTAAACTTGTGGGCAGTTCATCGCCGCCCATCCTTAACAATAATCGCCCCATCTAGTCCTTCCTGCTTAATCCATCGCATCGCGCAATCGTATGACGAGAAGCGCGCCTGATACCTTCCTGTGCAATCTATGACTATAAAACACTGGCTCATATACTTTCATCCTTCATGTTTATATTGATACCCAAACTTTCAAATATAGTTTCGTATGCTTCTTGCCTACATGTCGCCTCAAACTGTAGGCAAGGCATGCCGCCGCCATATTGATCCTTTTTGTCAAAAACTTCCACTAGGTAGGTTTTCAACTTTTCTCCTTTCCCATGATGTAATCATGAGCCGCTTGCGCCTTGGCAGCAGCGTAGAATATCATTTTTGGATCATTCTTTAGAACGCGCGACCAATTCTGACAATAGGCCACAGCGTTTTCCTCAACTTCAGCGCGATTGATGCCCGATGACTGACAGAGGAATTGCGCACCAATCTCAGCGACTAACTCTTCCTTAGCATACTTTTCGCTCCCAAAGCTTCCGCCTAGGTCACGCTCTAGTCGCGACTCGTGGCCTGTTGCATGCGTCAATTCATGAAACATAGTGTCATAGTATGCGCTCGCGCTTGTCCAATGGGCAGTCTTGGGCGGCATGTTCACAATATCTTGGCTGGGGATATAACAAGCGCGCGATCCATCGACTATCCTTGGCGCGCGTGGCATGCGTTTGATTATCTCATCAGCTTCCACAATTTGAGCGACTGGCGCGGCGGCTGCTTCACGCTCAGGCATGCCATCGCACTGAGAAGCATTGAACACTGTATAGTGCTTCATGAAGCGAAAAGTTTTCGCCTTCTCGCTTCCTGTGCTTTCGCCCCCTTCATTCTCTCCACTCTTTTTAATCGTGGAATAGAATATCACTGGCCAGCCTTTCTCACCCTTCTTAACTTGCGCGCCAAGCGCGGCGGCTTGTTTGTAAGTTAAAAAGCGCGGGTCAGGATAATGGCTCGCCAAGTTTAACACTAGCGCGTTAACCCCTCTATACTCTGAGCCGCTGATTGCATTATGCGCGGCAACACTGCGCCAAGGCTTGCGCCAAGGTATCTCGCCTTTGCCTAATGCTTCCACGATCTTCTCTACTATTCTGTTTGTGTCCTCTGTTTTCATTGTGTGCGTGTTCTCCTTTTTCTTTTGTTTAGTTTTTACCAAAGTACCCAATCGCCATAAAGACAACGCATGGCGAGAGGAGGATAGAGACTAGAATGAACTCAGTCATTTTATGCGCCTCCAATTTTATGATAAAAATCAGCGCATTTTTGACATGCCTGAACTTCCCCAATAATTGGATTTGGAATTGTGGTGACAGCTTCGTTAGTGCATCTCAAAAAATATTGACATGCATTATTCTTTTTATTGTTGCGAGAAACTTTCGCCGTCCTCGCTTCAGCAGTGCGTTTTGATTTCATGAGTCAAAACTAATACAAGCGGACTGAAATAGCAATACTTGTGGAGAGATTAAAAATGTTATAAGATTGATTAATGGATGATATTAGCGGAACTCCAACCGCACCTATCGAAAAAGCCAAGAACGGGCGCGATATATTTACGGACAAAATCGCGGATGAAATTGTGGCAGCTTGTGGGAGTGGATTTACTTTAGAGAAAGCGGGCGCACTTGTGGGAGTTAATGCGAACACTATTAAAACTTGGGCGAGTAGAAAGCCTGAGTTTGCCCGTAGAGTGGAAACTGCCAGAAAAAAGCATGAGCTTTCCTTGCTTCGAGACATAGAGCTGGCAGGCGCGAAAAGCTGGCAGGCGAAAGCATGGATGGCCGAACGAATCTACAACCACGCAATCCCATCCGCGCGACTCCAAGTAAGTCAAGATGTTACGCATGGAATAAGCGGAAACTTGGCCTCACTCTTGGCGGGGATTGCGGGAAGAAAGAAAATCACAGCTACTCCAGAAAAGCGACAAATCGAAAGCGGTCATAACTATATTGATATTCAACCAGTTACTACCAAACCAGAAAACCATTTGTCGAATAATAAGTATTGTATCAACAAGACCAACTCTGTTGAACAACAACAAGATACACAAGCAAAAACTCCTAAAGTTCGTCATAAGCGAATGCGACAAAGAAAGCCTAGAGCCGAGTCGCTTGCAAAGTATCCACCCACCACCACGCCACCCGCCGATCCCCCAGCCACCATTTAATACGCATAAACCCCCCCAAATTATTCTGGCTCAAAACAAAAAGAGGTCTTAAACATCACCAATGCCAAAGCCTCCCAAGCGTAGTCAAGAAGAGATACTAGAAGACCTCTCTAAACCCTCTGCATTCGCATCTAATGTATTGGGCATCAATCTTTATGACTGGCAAAGGAAGGTATTACGCGATTTAGAGCCTAGAGACTGTCGCGTAGCCCTGCGCGCAGCCAACGGCTCTGGCAAGACTAGCACCGTCATTTCGGCTATTTTGATATGGCACGCGCTCGTTTACCCACGCTCAATTGCTGTAACTACGGCGGGCGTTTTCCGCCAAGTCGAAAGCCAACTCTGGCCTAGCCTGCGCAATCACATTGCCAAGCTTGGTGGTGCTTGGGAGGTCACATCTGGCGAGATCCGCTACCTCCATCCCAACGGCAACACATCACGCATTATAGGCTACTCAGCAACTGATCCTGGGCGTGCTGAAGGCTGGCACGCAGAAGACCACGAATACCATCCATTGCTGATGGTGGTCGACGAAGCCAAGACCGTAGCCGACCCGCTGTTTGAGGCTATCAGCCGATGTCAACCAACCCGCTTGCTAATCGCATCCAGCCCAGGCGGGACTAGCGGTGCGTTCTATCGTGCGTTTACCAAGGAAGCAAATATGTGGCAGAAGCACGCAGTCACAGCGTTTGACTGCCCACACATAACCCAGACTCAGATTGATGAGGTAGTCCAGCGTTACGGCGAGAAGCACCCGTTAACCCGATCTATGATCTACGGCGAGTTTGTTGACATAGGGCTGGAAAGCCTAGTTATCAGCCTCACCCAGCTACAGAACTGCTACAACACACCACCACGATTCAGACCAGGTGTACGCATAGCAGGCGTTGACTTTGCAGCGGGTGGCGATCAGAACGTGATCTGCATAAGCGATGGCAACAAGATCCTGCCTATGATTGCTTGGCGCGAGAAAGACACGATGGCAGCCGTAGGCAGGTTTATAGTCGAGTTTAAGAAGGCTGGGCTAGAAGCAAACAACATCTACGCTGATTCGGGCGGTATGGGCATGGTTATGTGCGATGCCTTGGCCGAGTCGGGCTGGGTAGTCAATCGCGTGAACTTTGGGGCTACGGCCTACGACAACAATGCTTATACCAATCGGTCGGCTGAGATGTGGTATGGCATGGCAAAGAAGATTGAGGATGCTGAGATCATACTGCCAGAGGATGAGGACTTGACAGCGCAGTTGACTTGCAGGCGTACAATCACCAATAGCAAGGGTAAGCTTGGCGTGGAGTCTAAGGACTCAATGCGTGCCAGAGGCATAGCCTCACCCGATAGGGCTGACGCGCTGGCTCTGTGCCTCAGTAGCACAAATATGGGTCTTGACTTGACATTTCAGATAGAGCGTCCAACTTGGAAGTCACTTCAAGAAATGATGGTATCCCACGATCCCGTCATGGCTGGATTTGACCCAGGAGGATAAACACTATGAATATCTGGAATTGGATTACTTCAAATTGGCAAGAGATCGTAGCCGCTGTTGGTGGCATCGTTCTCGCAGCTCGCATCATTGTTAAACTCACACCGACCCCAGCGGACGATACGTTCTTGGAAAAGATCGTAAACTTCCTCAAGACAGTCGGACTGAATATTAAATAATCTTTTGTGCTGCGTGCAATCCTTGAGATCATCGCAGCCGTGTTCCGCATCATTCCAGGTTGGAAAGAAAAGCGAACACAAAACCTTGAAACCGATTGGCGCAAGAATCGCGAAGCTATTGAGCGTGATCTGCGTGGCGAGTCTTGGTGGCTGCGCAACAACGACACCAGTAACTCAGACAACGGGAGCAGTTGAGTCTCTAGTACGAGATGAAAACTATTCTGCTGTCCGTACTGCTGATCCAAAAGTACGCGCTTGGGCAAAGCGCGCTTTACATTACGTCAACGATCTGTCATTTGAATTGAGCAGAGAAAGACAAAAATGAACGCTAAAGATACAGCAAGAACAGAATATTATACGAGAATTATCGAGGCTCTTAACCAGCGCGAGACTTGGGAAAACCGCCAGCGGTTGTTCTATCAAGCCCGTTACTTTGGTGTACGCCGTAAGGTCAAGCCTTGGCCTACAGCAGCCGACCTGCACGTTCAGCTAATCGACACAGCGATTGAGAAGTTAAAGCCCAGCTTCGTCAACAGCGCGATTGGCAACGACATCCTTTCCAGCTTTGTGCCGATGCGCCAGCAGTTAGCTCCGCTGACAGTCTCAGCCGAGCGTTGGTTTGATTACCAGATGCGCGAGCGTACCAACTTCCAGAAAGAGATTGTTTCCGTAATCGACAACTTGCTTCTCTACGGGCGCGGCGTGTCAAAGGTAGTCTGGAACGAGGACAAGAAGCGCATTGATTTTGAGGCTATTGATCCTTTCCATATCATCGTTCCTTCCTATACCAAGGAGTTCAAAGATGCAGATTTCATCGTTCACATCATCTCAACGAGTGTCGATTCCTATAAGGCAAATCCCTTGTACAAGCAGGATGAGGACTTTATCAAAACAATTTCGGGTAAAGCCTCCAAATCAGTGGGCTTACGAAGTGAGATTCAAGACGAGATTTACAGGCGTGAGGGAATTACTCAAGAAGCTGAGAACGACCGTATTGTCCTTTGGGAAATGTACACCCCGTCCGAGGATGGATGGAAGGTCGAAACTTATAGCCCGCTTGTTTTAACCGAAGATGTCCGCAAGCCTTTCACATTACCCTATCGTCACGGTGAACCACCTTTCGTAGATTTCCCTTATGAAGTTACTGGTGGCGGTTGGTACAGTCCACGAGGTGTGGCCGAGATCCTCCTCCCGAATGAGAACCTCCTC